GCTTTAGCAAGATCTATGAGTAATGCTAAACAAGTAAAAGCTGTTGAGCCTTTAATCAACGGTTTACCATCAACTGCAACATTTAATTCAGGTGATGGAGTTGCTTTATTTAGTACAGCTCACCCAACGATAGCAGGGACTTTTCAAAATACCTTGACTACACAGGCGGATCTTAACGAAACTTCATTAGAACAAGCCCTAATAGATATCGCAGGGATGACTGATGAAAGAGGTCTTAGAGTTGCAGCAAGAGCAGTTAAAATGGTCGTTCCTTCAGAGAACCAGTTTAACGCTGACAGACTTATGAAGTCTCAAGGCAGAACTGGAACAGCTGACAACGATATCAATGCAATCGTATCTATGGGTATGGTTCCTCAAGGTTATAGAGTGAACAATTACCTAACAGATTCTGATTCTTGGTATCTGATGACAGATGTACCTAATGGAATGAAGTATTTTAACAGAGCTCCATTAACAACTGCAATGGAAGGTGATTTCGATACTGGCAACGTTAGATACAAAGCTAGAGAAAGATACGTTTTTGGCGTATCAGACCCTAGAGGTATCTTTGGTTGTGAAGGTGCGTAATTAACTTTATTTATGTGGCGGCCTTAAAACCGCCACATTCAATATATAAATGGTGAGAAAATGAAAAAATTCCTAGTAAAAATATACGCTTATAAATATCACGCTAAATTTGAAGTATTAGCGGAGGATAATGTTGAATCTATTGAAAATTCAATAGTTGACAAACTAGGAGATAAGAGTATAAAGTGGGAGTATCTTGGAGAAATGAACGATCCCAAGATTAATAGAATAACCTATGAGGAGGTTATAAATGATGCAAGCACATCTACAGGACCTATACAAACAAAAGAAGGTTCTGGACCTAGAATGGGAGCAGGAGCATCTTAATGAGGGTAAATATACTCTCAATATGGTTAGAATTGACAGAAAAGTCAGAGAAGTAATTAGCCATATTAAA